ACCCAATAGGTTCTACTGGGATGATAGTGATATCAGATGTTGCACCTTTTAATCTTGCCAATTGGCTAAATACCCCTTCAAGGAATTGTTGCTTATCATTTACATAAGTATTCTTGAAGATTTCATAACTATCCCTCATCTGAGTGCGACTTCCGAGCTGACCCGGCTCAGCAATTCCAAATAGGCTGGGAGAGGTAATCTGATGACCTGCGAAAAGGTTATTCTGAATAATCAAATCAACCCTTGTAAAGTCTTCCTTAGTTATATCTGATGCACCTAAGTCTTCAATGATAGGCTTCCTTGCAGGGTCTGTGGTAAATGAAAGAATAAACTTTTTACCATCAGAACCACTAAACCTATCTGTAAACCTTCTCTCAATATTCCTCTTCTCATCGGGTGAAGGTTCACCATTTGGAAGGGTAATAAGTTTGGATGCACTGAATCCCGTTTGAGCATTCCCCAAAACGTGCCGTGAGACTTCTATATCTGATTCAATATAGTTCAATGCACCCATATATCCTGGAAGAGCATAGGTATCTAAACCTGGTCTGTATTCTTTAACGTAAAGTATCTGCTTACCTTGCCTGACTTGCGTATTGAAAGCCATCATAGGTACTGCCTCATCCTTTCTTTCAGTCCAGTCTTTCTTATACCAAAACTGAGTATTATCAGCATTGGACCTGATTTTAGTATAGTCAATGTGCAATACATCAACCAATTTTCCACCCGTTAAAGACCAAATAACCTCAAGATAAGCACCTCCAAAGATTTCAATGTCTACTGATACCTTTCTTGTTAAATCGTTTAAAGATTCAAACTGATTAGGTTGAGCAATGAACTGCTCTGCAACTGGGTCTACTTCATCACTTCTCCAACCATTTCCGATGATATAATTAACCTTGCCTTTAACTATTGCGTTATGCTTTGCAGATTTATTGTAAAGTGAAAGCAGATAGTTTGGGTAATCATTCTTTTCACCGAACTCAATATACCCCTTACCCCTCTTTTCTCTGTATTCGGGTTGCCTTGCCTCTTGGAAGTTTAATATCACTAAATCATTCATCTTGTTATATATGTATTGTCAACCTCATGCTGCGTATATTCAAAAGTGGTTGATGGTGACAGTTTCATTATTCCTTCCTCAAGCAATCCAGTCGCTTGAGTATAATCTACATTGTAAGCACTCGCTTGCTCATAGACAAAGTATAGCCATTCGCCTATATTACCTAATCCAAAGTATTTAGGTACTTTAATGCTAAATTTATTATACCTATCCTTGTATGGTGATACATCCAAGTTATTAAGAAGAACAAAAGTAACCTCATCCCTTGTTGTCCTATTGACGAAACGGAATAAATAATTAGGAGAAGTCAATGTCTGCTTCTCTGTTAATGTTAAGTATATGAACTCAGTTGCCCCTTGTGTCAATTGTATCATTAATACTAAATAGGCAATCCGCTTACATTTACCCAAAAAGAAAGGCAACCACTATGGGTTGCCCTACTCATTCTAAACCTTATGTCCTATTTACGCAGTTAGTCCCGCTATAATTGAACTTGATACCTCAGGAGCAAGTGCAGGTTCACTACCAGTAAAGGTCAATGTATAACCATTCCTATCTCCGAAGGCAGTACCAGTAGCACCATTGCCACCAGTCAAATCTGCACCATTTACCTTTCCAAGCAACCAATATTTATCATTGCCATCTTGAGCAACAATAAGAAGGTTATTTTTTGCGAGAAGCAAAATCTCATTCCTTGTATTGGCTTGAAGTTTGTTAAGGATTATTGACAATTCTTGAGCATAGAATACTGTTCCATTTTCAACGGATGCAGTAATATTCTCAGTCAAAGAAGATGTCTGCTTTACAAGTTGGTACTTATAAAATACTTTTCCTGCACTCTTGGTGATTGTAGTTACAACACCTGAGGCTTCTGTTATTGTGGTAACATCAGAGAAAGGGATAAACCAAACGGCTTTCACACCGCCTATGCTTTCCTTGCAATCTAATGTGTAACCTTGAGTTAAAGCACACGGCATATTATATAAATTTATAATGAAAGCAAGGGATGATAAACACCCCTTGCCTCATTTGTTATTTAAACGAAGAACTTAACAATCTCATCAGGGAAGGCGAAGTTAACGCCCATCTTGAATTCTGCTACAAAGCGAACTTGGTCAGCTTCTTTAGCGTAGAAGATTTCAAACCTTTCTTCCTCATTCAAAAGGTCAGTACCCAAGAACAAGTTAGAGATTCTCATTGCAACAATCTTACCGCTACCATTCAAACCTTGTACTGCGATAACTTTTACGTTAGTACCTGGAAGGTAGAATTCAGAGTTAGCCTTACCATCAAACTGATAGTGATAAAGGTTAGAAGTTTTCAGCTTAACTGTGTAAGTGCGGAAAACATCCATACCACAGAAAATTGCAACATCATCCTTGTCAACGATTGAAGCAGGGATTGCCTTGTAGATATCATCAAAAATGCTGATAACGTTAGAATCTGTGATTGAAGTTTCAACAGAACCATGATAAGCAACACTGTTAGCATTTACAACAGATGCACCTGCAGCAGTAATCAAGGTAGTGATACCGCTAAATTTGTTAAGGTTTACATCAGCACTTCCAGTATTTCCAACCCAAATTGTATTCTCAAGTTGAGATGCAATTTTAGATGCTTTGCGGTTAGAATATTCCTCAGAATATACCATGCTGTCATACATTGAACCAGCAGGGAGTGCTTTCTGCAAATACTTAGCTTCAAGGTCTTTCAAGCAAAGTGCCTCGTTAACTTTGATTTTACCAACGGTTACAGTCCTCTGAGTGAAAGAGGTAGTACCTGATGCGTTAAATCCACAAGATGAACCATCTTGGAAGATAGCATCTGTGTCCATAATGTTGATGGTTTCGGCAGACTTAACACCTACCATCACGTTACCTTGCTCTTTAATCAAAGAGGCAGTCTTGCTACCAAGTACAGAAGCAGATACAAGCAGTTGCTCGTTCTCTTTAGTATATGCAGCCAATGTTCCAACTGAAAAACTCATTTTATTTAATTTTTATTGTTTGAGAATTAATTACTTAATTGATTTTGCGAAGTCAAGAAAGCGACTGATTTTGTCCTCTTTCTTTTCTACATGAACGTTAAACTTATCCTTTGGTTGCTCGGTTGCATTTGCACTTGGAGTATTCAGGATTTGAACCAATACATCTGAAATGTCGCTGATTCCTTTGCTGAACTTCAACTCTTGTGAGGCAAGTTTGGCATCGTACGCCATTTTGATTTCATCAAGTTGCTTCTGCATTTCCTCAATCTTCTTCTTCATCAGGTCTTCTGCAACTGGAGCAGGTGCTTCATCTTCAGGTCCTTCAGGTGCTTCAGGCATTTCAGCCATAGGTGCTTTGATTTCAAGGATAGTTGCTGCATCATCAAGAACGATAACAGAGCCATCAATTAACTCATGCTCTCCTGCAGGTGCAGGTGTTTCAACTCCTGCTTCATCAACAAGAGATACTTTACCACCTACTTCAAGTTTGTCAATCATGACTTTAGCACCACTCTTCAGGGAGTATTCTGCGAAAGACTGAGTAGGTTCAACAGATGCAACGGGCAATTCACCCGCCTCTGCGAACATTTGCTTAATCTTGTTTATTGCTTCTAATGTTGTCATAAAATCTTTAATTATAAATAGTGAGCATTTTCCTATGTACCATATAGGGCATTCTTAGCCGATTTGAGCAAGTACTCCCAATACGTTCTCCCATAGTTGTTCTATCTTCTTATCTCCCGTTTTTCGGTAGTTAAATTGCCCCTCAACACTAAACCCACGAACCTTTCCTGCTTTTATCTGATTCCATACCTCATCATTATCAACTTTGAAAGAACCGAACCAAGACCCATCAGGTACATCTTCAAATCCTTTCATGGCTTTGATTCCCCTCTTGTCATCTTTCAGCCAAGATTCAAACATTGTCAATCCTTCGGTTAAATTGCCCTGCTCATGCATCAGATTAACATTTGACTGGTAACCTTTCTTGAAGAACCTTTGTGCAATCTTTTTTATCGTTTCCTTTGTGAATACCACATAATATTCTCCATTGTCATCATTTCTATATATCGGAGTATCTGCCAACATCAAAGGACCGCTAATAATTCTTTCCTCCTCATTTTGTATTGCAAAGTTTTGCCTATCAATCTGCTTCAGTTTCCTTTCTGCCCAATCTATCATAGCATCACCACCCCAAGCATCCCACATCAAACCACCGCAACCTTCACCATATTTTACATCTTTATTCTGTTGATGCCTTCTAAATCCGCTAATCCGAGCAATAGTTTCTCTTGTAAGATTCTCTTTGTTTGCGATTTGGTTAGCACGAACTTTTCCAGTTGCCTCACCACAAGAACCCCATCCATTTTCATCTGCCCATTTTAAAGCACGTTTAGCATTATTAACCGCTGCCTCAGGGTAATCATTCCAAGATTGCTCTGCAAACTTTTCACCTATTGTACCAATAGCAGAAATGACATCTGCGTTATTGTCGTAGTGTTTGCTGATTCCAAGTTCTTTAATCTTCTCAACTTTTGCCTTATTTGAACCCGTTGCATAGACCCTGCTATGAGGAATGCCAAGTTCATCAGCAATAGAAAACATCCCATCTGTGCTATTCCTTGCAGAAATTATATAAACTATTGCACCTGCTTTTATTTTGCTCAATGCCAATTCTTGACCTCTTTGTGTACTTAATGTGTCATCAAAGTCAAAGGATATCTTTTCACTTGCAAAGTGTTCATCCCAAATTGAATTGCAAATTGCAACCGCTTGTTCTGATTCTTTACCCTCATTTACAACATAAGAGATACACCTGGGAAGGAATTCTTCTTTATGCTCTCCTTTGCTTGGGTCTATAAACTTCTCATCCTTAAACATCATAAACGACCTTTCTATGGCAGGTCTGTCAACCAAACTTACTACGTCTACCTCCACATCATCTTCAAGGTCGCTTGTTATTTCTAAATTGAAAACTGGTAACTTCTTTTCCATGTCATTAATTTTATCCAAGCCTTGCTGCTCGGTTGATTCTTATTATTTTTTCTTGTTGATTTGTTATATCTGATTCAACAACGTATGCTCTACCAGTTGCAGAACCCATTTGATTGATTGATTGCTGATTAAGCTGAGTTATTGTATTTTGTATTGGTGCAGTAGCAGTTACTGGGGCAGCAGATGAAATAGATGGAATATTGCCTCCTCCAACATTTCCGCTACCAGTTGCAGATGGTATTTTTGTACTGACAATTTTTTTAACATTTATCAATCCTGCTGCAATAGTCGCTGCGGCTGCAACAGGTCCAAATATACCGCCTTGTGCTATTGCTTTAGATGCACCTTGATAAGTATTAATGATTGCTTGAGTTACTGCGATTGCCTTACCTGCTGCACTATTTTGGTCAACAAGACCGCCAATAATTGAAAGAGATTGTAAAGCAAGTTGCACTTGTACATCAAACTTATCTTGTGCAAGTTTCTTTTCATAATTGCTTAATTTAGTTTGTGCATCAGCTTGTTCATTTGCACTTACTTTTATTGCATTTGTTACACCTTGAGCAACAACTTGAGTTGCAACAAGTGCTTCTTTTCCAACTGATGTTACACCTAAAATTTGAGTTTGAGCAAGATTTGCAGCAAGTTCTCTATCTCTGCGTATCATCTCTTGAGCCTCTGCAAAATCTTTTCTTTCTTGTGCAATCCTTTCTTTTTCCTTTTGTGCTTCTGCTTCTCTAATTGCTTTTTTCCTTGCTACCTCTGCTCCTTCAGCATTTAAGTTTGCAACTTGTGATGCAACCAATTGCTTTTTTATTTCAAGTTGGTTTTTAGTTGCAGCCTCTTGGTCTATGTTTGCTATCTCATTTTGAAATCTTTTTCTTGCAGCAATTCTTAACCTACCTGATTGTTCTTCTATTGCTCTAATCTCTGCTTCGCTTTTCCCTTTTGCTTTTGCTTGTGCTACAAGTAATTGATTTTGTAAATCTATTGTTGCAAGTTCTGCCTCAAGTGCTACCTCTGCCCCTTTCTTTGTTGATGCATTAAGGTCATCTTGTGCCTTCTTTGCTTTCTCTGCTGCTGATTGATAGTTCTGAAAAGCATTAACCAACTCACCAACTGCAACAACAAGTAAGCCTATACCAGTTGCAGCAATAGCACCTTTGAGAACCTTAAAGGATGTTGAGGTAGTTTCTACCGCAAAACCCAAAGTTTTCATAACAGTTCCCGTCAAAGCAGTTACTGCATTGTTTATCTTTTGGAAAGCAGTAGTACTTTGGATAACTGCACCAAGTTGCTTAAATGAATCTATGCTCTCACCTACTGCTTGGATTCCTTGAGAGAATGCCATTGCAGATTGAACCTTTAAAAGTGTTTGCTCTACCTCTTTACTCTCTGCACCAAATAAACCTATTGCACCTTGAACTGCTGCAAACCCACCTGCGACACCTGACAAAGATGCCGTTAATGCTTTAAACTTAGCATCAGGATTGAAAGCATCTGTTAATGCTTTAGCATCACCAATGGCATCTTTTAATTGTGCTGCTTTCTTTGCTGCATTGATTGCCTCTTTTGATGTTGCACCAAACTTCTCAGATAATGTGTTTACTTCATTTTGTGCTTCCCTCAATTGTTGCTTTAATGAGCCAACCGATTTGCCTACATCACTACCATCAACTTGTATCTTTAAGCCAACTATTTCCTCTGCCATATTAAACGTATGTTAATTCAATTACTTTAAGTAGTTCTACCTTTGTAGTGTTGAAGTCCATTGGGTTGTAATCCAATACCTTATTCAATCTCCAAAGTGAACCATCAATATAAATCAGTTTACTAAAATCAAGATTATAAATATCAACCTCATTCAACTTTACCGAGCAATTAAGTAACTTGCTATCCTTGTCTGTTATCTCTGCAATGTACTCAGACCAGTAGCCATTGAATAGATTTGCAGTAGTGTATGCAGAGGTCGTAAAGTATAATTCTTTTGGTGAACCCCAATTAATATCATTAACTGGATTCAATGGGTCATCAACGTGACCTGCATATCCATAAGAAGTATAAGATGCTAAAGTAGAACCTCCTACTCCATTTGTTATTGCCCAAGTTGCTCTGCCCGTTATCTTTTTTGCTTGAAGTATTCTGATAACAGAATCCATCTTGTCTTCTGCTTGGTTAGAGTTTGATAGTTTATAAATGCTTGAATATATCTTATCAGTACCTTGATATTGATAAAGTATAGTCCCTGCAAAAATCAACTCTGTTGTATCTGATTCCTTTACAAACTCATTCTCAGAATCATAAACAAAATCACCATAACCTTCATTAAACTTTTTGCGGTAGTTCTCAGCATAGAAGTCATTATCCTGCTTGTATTTATAATCGTAATACCTTGCAGTAAATTCACTCATGGGTTTTACTCTTATAATACTACCTCTGTCTAACTTATCAGTCCAATCAATCTGACTACCATCGTAGAAATCAATAAATGGCTTAATGATAAGTTTTTTCTCAATCAACTTATCTTCATAGACATAAAGATTGAACATTTTTACAATGGATGCAAAGAAGTCCTTTTGGAATATCCCTTTAGGTATTGTGTCATTAATAACAATACTATCCCCGTAGTTCAATTGTACTTGTGTAGGGTTGGTTGATGTTAGAAGCATTGTATCACCATAAAGCCTATATGATGCACCAAGTCCTGAAGTGACTACATTAACAGAAAGGGTATCTCCTGGGTTTATGGTTACGTTTGGAACAGATAAATCAACTGTGAAATAATATGGTGTAAATGATGCGTTAATAACACCTACTGCAATGACTGTCGCATTTTTAGCAAAGTCAAAGTTTACGAAAGTATTATTCGGGTCAATAGTATTTATCTGACCTGATATTGTGAATGCTATATCTGTAGTAATTGCACTTGCACCTCCATAAGTAATTGTATCACCTGCCATGTTTAATGTAAAAGACCCAAGTGTTACCCCAGTAAATTCTACATAAGTTGATGATGGATATGTAACATCTTTTACATTTACATTCAGTGCAGTTGTACTGCTTTTGTATAGTTGCTTTTGATTATTAGGTATTACCAACCTTTTCATCAAATCTGTATCAAGCAAAGGAAAAGTATAGCTATAACCTGACCCATCAAGTATTTTGGTAAGGTATTCCTTGACATAAAGTGCAGGTCTGAAAGCATCATAGGAAAAATCAACCTTGTTGGTAGATTCATTCCCATAATCAATCAAAGGGAAGTAAACCCCAGTACCGCTAATGTTATCCCAACTGCTTGCAATGTTTGTCGCAGTCCAAGCAGTGTCAGCTATCCCAAAATCAATGTTTTCAAGTTTCTTGTTTCCGAGTGCAGTAATAAACCCGCCGAGTTCACCAAATACTGCAACCTCATACTCAATGCTTTTACCATCAATAAGAATCTCAAGCAAACGCAATACCCCTTTAAAGATTTGGATTTTATCTACTAAGATGATACAAGGTACTGACTTGGTAGCGTTGAAGTTGTAACCCACGTTTGGCTCGGCTGGGTTATACGTATTGGATATCCCGAACTCAAATATATTACCGAATAGCTTATTATTATTGTCATTGCCAGGTAGAACTATTGTTTTACTGAATGATGTGTTACGGGTTGCAAAGTCTTGCACCTCATCAATTGCATAGGTGAACTCAGCAGATATGTCCTTTGTTAAGTCAAGTTGATAGCCGTCTATGTAAATCTCAGTCCTCATCGGAATTGACTATATTTTTTGTTAGCAATCTGCACATCCAATTCAAGATTAAACATCTTGTCCGCTATCCTCTTTTTCTCTTCCCAATTGCTTGTCATGGTTATTATTGGGTAATAATATCCACCTTGTTCAAAATAAACCTCCGGTGATTGTATCAACTCTGCCAACCAGTTGTAATCAGTTACATTTAAGTAATTACTTCTCAGTTTGTACATTGTTGAATGCTCAACTACATACTTCGTTGCACCTGGGTTCATTCGGTTGTAGTCATCGTATGTACGCATAGCAGTAGCACTTGAATTGTACCGCCATTTATTCCCCTCATACTGCTTTGATTCTGTCTGCCTTGACTCTTTGTTAACCAACCTAAAATGCATCGTGTCATAGCTTCCTAATTGATTTAAGAAGTGCAATGCAATTGGTGTATAGTTAGGATTGCAAACAAGTTTCACCTTTGCTTCAGGACCAAATGAAGTACCATTATGCAACTTGATTCCATAAGCATAGGTGCTTGATGGAATAACTGTTGAACCATACCATTCATTTATCCCAGCAGGTGAGATATCAAGAAGGCTAAAGGTTTCTTGTGGGTCTGTTGATGTTGTTACTGCGCTTCCACTTGTACTACCATCTTCATTGTATAGCTGAACAGATGGGTAAATATTTGTAGTTACCCCTGATGCATTCATGTACCCGATGTGTAACTTATCAGTAAATGCACATTCAACATTGCTCAAGTCCCTATTCGTTAACCACTTATTTAGATAAGATTTATAGTAGGTTGGAGATTGGGCAGGATTGTAAAAGTCAGGATAGTAAAAGTTGAAGGCTACATAACTTTGAGTTACTAAGTTAGTATACGTTACCCCTCCGTATTCCTCTCCGTATTTTATTGTAAATTCTTTATATATGTTGTCATTGGATGAACTGAATAAAGTAGTAGCAGGGTTTGGAGTAAAATAAGATGAGGCATAATTCCTCATTATATTTCCTGCGTTAAATATTCCCTTTGTGCTTGTCACATCAGGGAATTGTTTAATCCTTGCCACCAATACTGCATCTACATAGACATCAAAAACATATTTAAAATTGCTTGATGCCTTATTGGTTGAATCCACCACGAACCAAAGTTCATCATGTAGTGATGCGTACTGCTCAGGTATTGAATTAACTGTTATTGCCATAATTACTGATTCTCTTTATTAAGTAGCGAATTCGCTTGATTTATGTATACCCTCACATCTGCACCTACCGCCTTTGCCATCTTAGTGTAAAAGTCATTATTGAATACCTCATCAATGGCATTGTCAAAGAATCCCGTCTTGGGTAGACCTCTTTGTTTTATCTTCCTTGCTATAAGGTAAGCAGTAGTTCTGCCAGTGTTCAAAGTGGAAACTGATTTCCTCTTTTTTTGTAAAGTGGATAGATTGTACTTTTGGTCTTCCCTTCTTTGTGAAAGGCTATTCCGCTTGACCCATTTCTGAATGGCAGTAACCATTGGTCCATTCATTGATGGATAGGCAGACTTGAAAGAATATGGTGAGTTAGGCTGACCTGACTTGAATCCCTTTACACCTTTGTTTACAAAGTCATAGTACTTCTCACCTGATGAACCTTTAGGGTAACCAATGTCAAGAGAATAGGCTGACCCATCTTTAAGCAATGCCCCTTGTGTTATGTCTGTGCTGAGAGTTCCACTATCTACCTTGTTTGCCTTCTTTAGGTTATCCTGAACCCGTTTAATGAATATAGATGCAAACCTTATCATGGTCCGCTCAACAAATGGTAATTGATTTAATTTGAGGTAATCTTCAGGGTTAGATGCTACCGATGCTATTGCAACATCATCAACCACCACATCTATATCAACCTTTGCCATACTGCTTTTTAATTAATTCGTTATCATGCTCCATCTTCGCTTTCAAGTAGGCAAGGTCATTCAAGAAGTTTATTGTAGGTAAGTCAAATGCTTGGTTAAGTGAGATGCCTTCAAAGTCGGCAACCAGTTTGGCTTGGTATATCCATCCATAATGGTGCATAAAGCCTCCCATGCCTTCTCTGCCTCCTTCTCCGTTATCTTCGCCTCCATCATCTGCTTGACCAAATAGTCCCGAGAATTCTTTATCCAAAGTCTGTAAACTTGATAAAAAAAAACAACCGAACCGAGTACGTTTACAATTGGTGCTTCAAGGATGTCTTGTGCGTATTCAGAATGCTTACTTGCATCGTATTTGTCATCCTTCCAACCAAACCAAGTCTTCTTTTGAGGTATAACCATACAAGCAAATATCTTGTGCAGGTTTCCCATCACATCTGAACTGAAGTGCTTAGATTCAATATACCTTGCAGCAGGCATACTCCTTACATCGTAGATGCATTTGTAAACCCTACCATTGACTTTGATTCTGTCTACTGCTTTGGGTTGGATATCCTGATGAACAAAGCTGATAGATTCAAGCAAAGGACCAAGTTCTTTAACTGGTAAAGAATCTATCTGATGCTCAGTCATGTTCTTCAGAATAGATGTAACCTTGATACTTATGTCAAGGTCAGTAAGGTCACTACCTTTCTCATAGTTATTCAGGTAAAGGTCATTAATCTGTTGGTACTGAAATACTGTTACATCTTGCCAAGTCATACCCATAAATAGTTGATTTGAGGTTAAGTGTAATACAATGTCTATCCAAGGATACCCCTTGACTTCATGGGATTCTTTAGCACTCCCAATCATTGCCAAACTATGCACCCCCATCCAAGAAGGGAGAACGGGTTTTTTGGTTATCCTTGTCGGTAGTTATCATTGTGTTACTACCACTTTTATCCCGTTCTTATCATCTCCAGTCTGTTCCAGAGGCAGACTGTTAAGCATAGATGACACGTTCATTCATTTACTTTTTGTGCTAAAGTTGGGGTGAACCCGTGTTAAGACCCAATCATTCCGAAGATAGGTAAAAAAAAAGAACCCACACATGTTGCGGATGTATGGGTCTAATCGTAGCAGGTTTGCTAAAATCAAACCCGAATAAATACCGCAACTACCTAATCGGATTGACTTAGCAAAAATACTAAAGTTTTTAGAAAACTAACTTTTTTAGCAAAATATTTTAAAAAAAAGGGAGGCGAACCTCCCTGATGATTTATGCAATCCATTTGATAAATTTTTCTATCGGTGACTTTGCCCTTCCTTTAGATTCAAACTGATACCACTTTTTATCATTCATGTAGTCAATTTGGAACTCACAAAAATTACCATTTATAATACATTGCAAATAATTAGAAGAATTAACCAGTACTTCTTGTGGATTCAATTTTGAGATAAGTTGTTGAGTGTTCATGTGATTTGTTTTTGTTGTGATTTGTTTTTCAAAGATAAACAATAAATCAATACTGCAAAACTTTTTCTTAATTATTTTAAAAAATATTTTAGTTTGGGAAGATTGGGAAGATTGGGAAGATTATCACGCAAAAGAATAGCGACCTTGTTGCCCATGTTGTTGATAATGTTTCCAGGCAAGAGCAAGAGATACGCAGCAGTCATCATGGAATCCCTGAGGTGCTGAGTACTTTACCCCGTAGGAGGTGTACTGATATTCAAAGATTTCCAACTCATCTACAATTGGTCCTGCTGGGTAGGTTATTTTCCTTTGGTGTATGGCAGAGGCAAGACCCTCCATAAGCATCTGCTTTGATGTAGAACTGAACTTATACCCTTGCACATCTAACCCCTCCCGTTGCATATCCTCAAAGATTGGGTCTCCTACCCCCGTAGAATCCATCAGGATAGGTGCTTTAGGTAAGTTGATGATATACTCTTTTGTCTGCCTCCAATCCTTCTGAAACCTCTCAAAATGGCATACAGACCCATTCTTATCTAACCCCGTTATAACTGTAAAGTCCACCGACTTGGCAAGGTCAATGCCATAACAAGCGACTGGGTTGGTAGACATAGGGTAAATGCATTGCCGAATGAATGCAGACCCAAAAGGGTTGGCAGCATTCTCAGCAGGGTTTGCCATATACTCTTGCTCAAAAACCACTTCAGGCAGTTGCATCCTTGCAGAATCTACCTCACTCTTGTCTATGTATGGGTTATCATAAGTGCTGAACTTGAACGATGCCCAATCTTCCTCACCTCCGTTCCCTTTCATAAAAAGAGAGTAAAAATAGTTCTTCCCCTTTGGGGTTGACAAGAACAATGCTTTCCCCTTATAATCTGTAAGGGTGGGTCTGATGCTATTCAACCACCCATCTTCAAGGTTAGGTATGAAAGATGCCTCATCTACCACTACCAAATGGAATTTCCTGCCTCGCAGGTTATCTAACCTTTCCCCAGTAAAGAACTGAACCGAACCGCCATTTGGGAACTCAATAGTTAAATCAGACCTATTAGAGGCGAATGGTACGGCTTTAGCAAGTTTATCAAAGAAAGTCTTGGCAAGGTTATAAGTAGGGGTAATATAGGCAACAGATTGCCCTACAATGGCATTCTTAATGATTTCTACTTGGGATAGTTCTGACTTGCCAAACCTTCTGCCACACATTACTACCCTAAACCTTGCATCTGATTCAATGATACCTATTTGGTTTGTATGTGGTTCAGGTAGTTCAATAATCATAGAATCGTTTTACCCTTAGTAAATACCACCTCAATTTTCCCGTCATTTGTTATATGAGCAGTTTCCTTTGGTTTGCCATATACCCTGGTAAGTAGGGTATCAATGGAATAAAGACTTCCCTTCTCCAATGACTTCCTCAATGCCCCTGCAATGGTTTTCTCCAGTACAGTTGCCTTCGGGTTATCCCATACCGCTTTGAGTTCCTGCATATCCATGCTCATAATTGCTTGGATGCAATCGTTCACCTCTGCCAGTTTGTACCCCTGCTCTTTCAAAAGGGAAACATACTTCCTCGGTCTGCCGTTCGGGTTGTTGGTTTCTCCCTTCTGAGGTATAGATAAAACCCCTCCATGTGCTTGTGGTATCTTCTTTGCCATCCCTTTGTTATTCCGTTGTTTTGATATATTTTATGCCATTCCTTTTTACCTCTAAACTTGGGTCAAGTTTGAGCATCCTATCCACTATGACTTGGCAATATTTCGGGTCTAATTCCATTCCGTAGCATTTTCGTTTGAGTTGATGTGATGCAACCATTGTTGAACCTGAACCGCTAAAAAAGTCCATTATCAAATTAGCATTGTGGTTTTTTATTGCCCTTTCCGGAACTGATATTGGTTTTTGGGTTGGATGTAATTTATTATTTCTGTCCTTCTCAATTTCCCATGTTGTATTTTCGTCAGTAGGTCCAACCCAATTTGTTGACTTACCAATCTTCGCATAAACGCATGGTTCATATCTGTTTTTATAATGACTATTCATGTCAGCATATCCAGTATTTATTTTGACCCATGCCAATACTGCCATAATATCTATACCATTTTCATGCAATGGTTTAAATATCTGATATGAATTTCTTGTTGCATAAAATATATATAATGGTCCATTATCAATAACTAATGGCAATAGTGAAATAAAATCAGAATATAAATCAATCTCATCATTTTTCAGCATTTCTCTTTTATTGTTAGTATTAATTTTATTTCCATGTATAACCCCTCCAGTATAACTTACCCCATAAGGCGGGTCAGTAAATACCATGTCTGCCTTTTCTCCATTCATCAATTTTGCAACCTGGTCGCTATCCGTTGAATCTCCGCAAAGCAAACGATGCTCACCTATCTCAAATAAATCACCGAGGACAATATCGGTTTCAATACCCCCATCAGGTACTGAAAAATCATCTTCTTCTGCTTCAAGGACTTCAGGTTTAAAGTCGGGTATATCTAACCCCCAATCTGTTAACTGTTCAGCATCCCAGTTGTTAGCAAGGTCTTCCCAATCCCACTCACCGAACCCAACATTATCCTTAATGATAAACTGCTTCTGTTGTTCATCTGTTAGGTCATCTGCTTTGATGATTGCTACCTCTTTAATCCCTGCTTCTTTACAAGCCTTCAGTCGCATATTGCCACCGAGTACAACCATGTCAGCATTTACCACAATAGGTCTAATGTTAAGCATCTCAGGGAACTCCTTGATAGACTTGACTAACTTTTGAAACTTGTCATCCTTGATGATTCTTGGATTGTTCGGATTAGACTTTACTTCGTTTATTTTAACTTTAACTGGATTCATGTTATTTGTTTATTGTTCCACAGTTACCACACTTGCTTTCCTTGGTCTGTGATTTGATGATGGTAATGGTATATTTCTTGTTGCAGTTTTTGCAACTTACCCACTTTGCTTGGTACTTCATTGAATCAGTTTATCTATGTCAATATTACTTTCTTCTAAAATCTCCCAAAACTTTCTGTAAACCGTACTTACTGCATCATCTATATCAAGTTTCTCATTCAATGCATCGTTCATCAACTCCTTTCTTGTATTATTCAAGAAATGCCATACTGCACTACATAAGTCTGATGCTTGAATACATTTAAGATGCTCAATCTTATCATCATAATCATCAAGGTCAAAGGTCAACTGTGCTTTCATTTGGGTTATGTTTTAGATATATGATTCAAAAACCTGCTTTCTTAACTCATTTACTTTTACCAAATCAAAGTTCTCCCTACACCATTCGCCATTTGCAATACCCATCTCTTGTCTATATATAGCATCTTTGACAACTTTTTTAATATTACCAAACCATCCTGCTTGATAGCCGACTGGTATAATATAGGGGCAATCTGAATACGGTTTTACATTTGATGCTATTACTGCTGCATTCTTTGTTGCTGCTTCCAATACTTTAAGATTGGATTTCATTGAGTTGAACTTTGAATCAACCAATGGAATCAGGCAAGCATCTGCTTCATTGTAGAAGTTCATATACTCATCAACTGGTAGTGCTTCCCTTATGTAACCATCAACTTTAAAGCCACAAAGGTAGTCATTAATCATCCTACCCCATTCATTTGCAACCTGCTTGTCTGAACTATAACCGCAAAGGATGAATCTTGAGTTGTTTTTTGTAATTACATCAGTAGCAATCCTTTTCATTGGATTTTTAAGTATTGCAATATCCTTGCCGTGAGTTATAGAACCTGCATAAACAAAACGCACCTTATCTGATTCTGTCTTTACATCTGTGAACTGGTCCTGACCATAAGGCAATGCGTTTGGTATTACTACCCAATTCGGATTGATTTCATCAATGTGGACCGCCAAGTCATTATTTGAGCAAGTTACAAGGTCTGCTATCTTGATATGGTCTATGACCTTCTTTGTTGGATATATGCCATAGAGAATATGCCAAGGGTCAAGATGCCAGTAATCATCTATATCAACTACTAACTTAAATCCATACTTATTTCGCAGTCTTACCAATTCATCAATCTCAAGACCTGCTATGTATCGGTTAATAAAAACAATGTCATAACCCTTCTCAAGTTCTTCCTCGGTAAGCACATCCGTCATCATTGCGAAGTCCTTTTGAAGATAGATGATGGGATTAAACAACCTATGAAATGATACACCTGAGTTTCTTTGACCTACTGCTATGATACGCATTTGAATAGTTTTGCCCAAGGGGTTGGGTGTGATAGATGCTGAATAAACGTGTAGTTATGTTTTTGCATAGTATCAACCCATCCTTGATGGTCCTTGATATTAATATGACCCCATGATTCATCATTATCTGTCTTGTGAGGAGTAGATGAAAAGAGGATATACTTAGGTTTAATCTTTTTAAATAATGCAGATATCTCTTTTTCTGTCATGTGTTCAGCAACTTCAATCCAACATAGAAGGTCTGTTGTTATAGGTTTGTCTACCAAGTTAAGATGTGGAAACTTTTCTTTTATGTAATCCTTATGAGGTTGCCATAATTCAAATGTGTATACCTCTTTACCTGCCCTATGGAATGCATCTGAGTAAACACCTATACCTGCCCCATAGTCAAGAACAGTTTTGTAGTCTATTGTCAACTGGTTTACTGTTGCGTTTGCAAGATTTATGAAATCAGGGTTATCTCCGCTTATACCCATATCAAGTTCTGCTTTGAGAAATTCTTCGTGTGATATCATTGCTTGTTTTTAAATGGTCTACCTTTCTTTTTTGGAGTTGATTCTTGCATAAAATCTTCAATATTTATTAACTTACTTGCTTGGTATGCATCCCAGTAACTACTCAACCTCTTCATCATATCAGCCACGCAGCTTGCACACCAACTTGTCAGGATAAAACCTGAATCTAAATACCTGCGATATATCTGCTCATACCCGACAAGGATATGCAAAGGTAGGTTCTTCATGAATCCTGCCTTGACGCATTCAAAGTTGTAGATATTATCTTGAATAAACTTTTCATCCTCTATATTCATATTTATTTTTTATATAATTGTAAATTTGTTTTATTTTTTCTTTTCCCAATTAGCATTTTTGATAAATTACCTGCATCAATTTTATATATTATTGCTGCTTCTGTTATGCTATCATATAGTTTACCGGTAAGTGTATCTACAACTTTTTTAGAAATTGATTCTGCACTTTTTAAACCAATATTAAAAGCGTGTTTCATGTTTTCAGACCTTGTTGCCCACTCAAGATTATCTAATCTATTGTCATTTTTTATTCCATTAATATGATTTACATCTATTTTTTGTTCAGGATTTGGTATAAATACTTGTGCAAGAAGTCGGTGTTGTTTTACAAACCTTAACTTTCCATTTTCCAATATGCTTGTAATAAAATAACCATTGCTATTTGACCATTTCTTAAATTTTTTTCTTTTATGATTATATAATCTACCATCTGAATATAAAGTAAAATGTGGTAATATATATTTTGATATTTCTTCTTTTGTCATATTATAAATTTTGATTGTATTCATCCATTGCAATGAATCTAAGATACTGCATTGCTTTTTTAATGTCTTCAATGCCATTCTTTTGTTTATGCCTTGCAACATACTTTATCACGTTTCCTTCTGCGAAAGGAATATTGTTACGCATTATGAAGTCAATTGGTTGGATTTCCATTTGATAATGACTTCCACCTACTTGCTCTGTTTTAGATGATTCCATATAGGTCGTTAATTTTACGTTCTTGAATCTTCTTTTTTTTATATACGCTTTCACATTCTTTACAATATACCGCCATCTTATCTGTGCGAGCATTTGACTTGTTATATTCTTTTTTCTCTTTTAGCCTTTTACATTTAGAACAAACTTTGCCTTCCATACTTATTTTTTAAAGAATATGTTATTCATTAGGTTTCTAAATAGTGGAGCAGCAACTCCACTCACGAATGCCACTAAAACGCAATTTAAGATGATTGTAGGCACTAAGTACAAAATGACTGCTACATATACGCTTAGGCACATATTACATGAGAATGGCTTAAAATTGACTTTAAAACGTTCAGGTAACCTTGCCATATCTATAAGGTAAAAGACTGAGAAAAGTGAGGCAATAACGATTTTAAGTAATAGCATGATTTTTGATTTTATATTTTAAAAGTGTTCGGGTCTTCTTAATGGTCTTCATAAGGGAACGATATGGGATACCAGTATCCCTTGAAAGGGACATTATGTTCTGTCCATTCTCTGAGTATAAGCGGAATATTTCAAGTTCATACCAATGTAATATTTTAAGTGAGTTGCTTAATTTGATTGCTATTTCATCGGCTTGTATTGTGTCAGTTGAATCAGGTGCATCATGTTTCTCAGTCCATTCTGTAAATGTCCTTCTGAACTTATTAAAGAATGTGGACCTATCAGACTTTATCATTGAGAGCATTGTCCTTACCAAGTAGAACTTAATGAACCCATTTGTATGCATTGACATGAACTTTTCTTCTTGCATTTCACAAAGGACCATGAACATCTCTTGCCTCAAGTCATCCTGCAACTCTATTGGTTGCATCTTCTTGATGGCATTGTCTATATCCTTGTCGATGTATAAACTTTGGATGATATCGTTCTTTGTTAAACCCATTGATTAAGTTCAGGGATGCCTTTATTGTCAGTTGCAAGGTAACACAAACAACCTGCATTTTTTGCTCTATTGAGAAAAACTATCTGATAATCACTAAGTTTATCCGCAATAGTCTTTACCTCACAGTAGACCGCCTTTCCAGTTAACTTGTGAAATCCAATAATATCTGCAACCCCTCTCTCACCAATGAACTTCCTACCTGGTATTGATAAATTATTGTTGCGCCACACATAGCATCCAAGTCCTTCCAACTTGATTAATGCAAACTTTGTTATCATTGATGCAGTTAGGTCCATTATCCTTTATTTATAAGTTTTGTAAAATAGTCAGCAACTGCCATCCTATAGCATTGATGCTCCATATAATCCTCATCTTTTATTTTATTCTTTACATCAGTCTTATGTTGAGGTGAACCTTCAAACATCTTCTCTGTCATTGCTTGCAGGACCTTCTCATAAGTTTCTGATGGACTAACAATGATTTTACCACGTTTGTGCAAGATATGGAACACATCAATACCAAAGACTATGTTATCCCATTGGCGGAACTTGCTAAAGCAATCAAATGCAGTTTCTATCTTTTCGTCATCTGTGATAAACCTTGGACTCCATGAATCTTCTTGAGCAACTGGTTTAATCTCATTTAGCTTCTGCATCCCATACCGAGCAAATGCCCTGAGTATTCTGTGTAGATAAAGCATAGAGAAGTTTTGATAAGTTTCTGCATCTATGTCAAGTTTCCCCTTTGCTGCAAGGTCAAAAGCAAGTGATAACTCACCGACTTTAATATTAGGGTATTCTTCTAAGATTGACTTGTACATTGCAACAAGTTCTTCTTTGTTAGGCAATCTTTCAGACTTGATGCCGAGTTTATTCATGCCTCTCATAAGTTCATCAATAATCAAGGCAATACTTACAGATTGAATCTTATCTGATGTTCTTGCAAGTTTAAAGCGTTCCAGGTCCAAAGCCTCTGATTCTGTCAAGTTCTGCGACATAGTCATGGACTTCGTTTCTTCGTTGATTGTAGCCGTCAAGATTTGATTTAGTGGTAACATTTTTATTAAATTTTTTATCGTTTCTAATCCAGTTTCTAATTGCAGATTTATAATCTTTCATTTTGTTCTTCCCGACCATCCAACCATTTGAGGTATAGAAGTCAAAGAACTGTTCAGCAAGGTCAGGTCTTTCCTTCTCAGAAAAATAATCCTCAACCATTTCAACCGTAGGTACTGTATTATTAATCTTATTATTAATATTACTATTAACCTTTATATTATCTTTTCGGTTTTCAATGGGAGGTATATTGGAATTCAATGGGAGGGTATTATGGTTTTCAACTATAGGTATATCGTTTTCCAATGGTGGGTATTTATCTAATACTAAAGTCAAAATTCTTTGCTCAACCTGCTTCTTATCATTTCTGTAAATAATCCTACCTATGTAACCTTTCTTTTCAAGGTCAGATATCAACTGACTGGTAGTTATTTTGCTTATGTTAAGACAATCAGCAAGGTAGTCATTTGATGCAAAACAGTAACCTTTAAGATTTGAAAGGCTTGATATTAAGCCAATCAGTAACTTTTGACTGCTATTTATATCCTTGCTCATTAGATATCTGCATGGTATAACTGCTGCCCAATTATGATTTTCTTTCATAAAATAAAAAAAGGGGGTCGGTGTAGTGCTTACCTTCCCCCAGTTCCGTTTGAACTTTCAAACACAAATCTATGCACTACTATAAATTTGCGTCTGTTATACTGCAAAGATACAAAACTATCCATTTATTGCATCTTTTTTCTTTATGCGTACTGCATAGGTTTTGCCATCATTTCTGCTTACTACCTTCCTTCCTATCTGCCTGAGGTCAGTAATCTTGTTCGGAGGATAACCCATGAAATTACATACACATTTGCCTGACCTAAAATTTATTGCCTGCCTCCTTCGTTTTTCAATCGGGAAGATAGATAAGTCATAAACAACGTATGCAATAGCATTCTCAATGTTAAAATTTATGTCTCTCATTTTAGCTTGATTTTGAGCATCAAAATAATAGATGCTAATGTATGAACAATAATGGCAACTGGTATTGCTACAAAGATGAAGTAAACCCATTCAAAGATTCTTTTCATAGTTTTATCATTTTATATGATGCAAACGTTTTACCATCTTTTGTCAAGTTTTCTGTGCTAATAACATGACCTTGATTTCTCAGGTCTGATATTCTCGCTGCCAACCTGAAGCATCCGAACTTTTCAAGTGCATCCAATGGTGTTATCTTTCTACATTTTTTTAGGTGTTGTAAGATTCTTTCGTTCTGTGATTTCATTGTTATTTGATTAATCTGATTAAAGGTATTAGCACCATTTCTGACATATTACCATCACCTCCATTCTTTAGCAGACCTTCCTTGAAGCATTCCCTTGCAATACGTTTTAATTCATTGACCTCAATAAATATTATTCTCTTGTTCTGATTTAAAACAAATGCCCAGTAGTCTGCTTCAGTTGTACTGATGCCTGAAAGTCTACCCCTGCATCTAAACTCTACCGCAATATTACCAGTAAGGTGAGCCATTCGGTCTGTTTTAACTTCAACCTTTTCACCTCCATTAAGAAGGGATAAGGCAAGACTTTCACCACCATTCCCAAAGCGAAGGTCTATGTCAAAGTTTTTTTCAATGTGTCCTACTAACATAAAGGATAGGTTAAGGGTGAGGTCGATAAACCCCACCCGTTAAAATTAAAATGGGACATCTTCGTAATCAGTAGACTGAGCAGGTTTACTGCCTCCTGCCAAGAACTTTGCATTACCTATGATAGTACCTTTCTGACCTGCTTCTCTTTCCTCCTTGGTGATGGATTCAACGATAAACCCATTGTTACCATACTGGTCTGTTTCTTCCTTGAGAAACAAAGTTGCTGACAGATACTTTCCTTTCTTGCCCTTATACAATCTTTTAGGGTCAAGTTTCTCTACATCAATTGAAAGACTAATTAACTTTTGCATATTTGTTTATTTACTGAGTTGAATTTTAAAAGTTGAAGATGCTGACTTTATTGGTAAATCACCTTTGTGGTAGGTTCTTTCCTTATCTTCAATCTCCTTTTGCTTTTCCTTTAGGACCTTGATTTGTTCTTCCAGTTCTGACCAACCTGGGAGGTCTGAGTAATCATACTTGACAGTTACCATTTCGCTAACTGATGCACCAAGTACTTCTGCTTTTCCTTTCGGGTGCTTGGTTAATTCTGTAAGAACGTTGTCAGTAATTCGGGTTTTTACCGATTTAGCCAGTTGTTCTATACAATTAAACTTAATGGCAACATCTAAAGGGTCAAGAAGTCCATCGTTTATCTGCTCTTGGATGCTATCTGCTACCAGTTCAATACCCAGTTTACTTGGGGCAATGTCTGCTATTTTGAGGTCATTTACTGCTAATGAGTTCATTTTTCTTGGTTTTAAGTTCTTGTTTTACAAAAGCATTCGTTTCTACTTTGTGCTTGTTTGCCTCATAAATCTGCTTGAGTTCTGTAACACTTTCCGCTTTTTTAATTGCAATCATAAGCCTGCCAATACTCAACTGCTCATTTTCCTCAATAACCTCAACAGATTCCACTTCCATTTGAGGCAATGCTTCTACCATTGTCTGAAGTGCCACTGTGGTCGCATTAGGGATTGATTCCGCCTCTGATTCATCCAAGACACCTAACCCTAAGAGGTCAAGGGTTGCCCTCCGTTTTGCCTTTGTTTCTGCCTTCATGATGGCATTAGCATAAGCCTCACCTTTAAGACCTGCAATGTTTACTGCCCCAATTGATTCTGTACACCTACCATCAGGAAGGGATGCCTTAGAAGTTACAATGTAAACACCTGCCTCTTGGTTCGTATCTCTACTGGTAATCAAGTGAGATACTTTGTGCAACTTATTTAATTGCTGAGTACCACTTCTTGTACAATATAGAACCTCTTTGCCATTAAGTCTGAGGATGTCAAAAGGTTTAGTAAATGGGTCAAGACCCATCCTTTCACAATACCCGTTGTAATACCTAACCTTGTCGCTTGCCGACAACTTGCTCAAGTCCCCCTGAAGGATTAGCTGATTCGCAATGGATGTCTGTTGGTTCTGATTGTTCTGTTGATTCATTTTTTTCTAATTTGATTTGATATGGAAATTTTTGAGTGATTCTAAAAGGTCTGCATTCTCGCATTTCTGACTTATGAGTAAAGTATATCTCCCAATCTTTGATGCTATTTAACCCATAAAAAAAGTACCATTGCTTTCTGATTCTCATTATGCTCTCATGATTACGCAAAGCATAAGCAGTTGCACGAACTTCTCCTCTAACCTCAAGGGTCATCTTGCATCTTTCGTTAGTCATTGTAAAAATATTCAACTTCTGTTTCCTCTGATTTTCTACGGATGTATTCCTTGATACAAGCATTCTCAACTAACTCATAAAGGTCTTGCTTATACTCAGGTAGAAAATGGAATGCCCAATACCCTGGAGAAGTTATAACATCCATCTTAACATCCCAAGAATCATCTACAATTATAACAGATGCATGGACATAGATGTTAATGTCAAAGGTTGAATTAACCCATTCTTTTGGTAGCCTGATTGGCATTTGAATTGTCATTGTGATTTGATTTGATTTAAAGTTAAGATATTTTATCTAAAGTATGAAACAATTTTTGCATTGTTTCAAGCCTAACCTTACCAGTCTTTTCTGCTCTGTTGATGGTTGCAAGGCTGATACCTGAGACAGATGCAAGTTTTTCTTGGGTTACATCCTTTGCTCTTCTGATTTTTCTGAGTTGTTCTTTTGTCATTGTTTTGTTTTTTCGTGTATATAATTAGTAATATCTTCTTCAGGCATTATGATGGACCTTACCCATCCCATTGCTCTGAACTGCTCAACAGTTACTTTAAGATGGTGTACGGCTTCGCCTGAGTATATCATGGCATCAATTAACTCTCCTAAAAGTTTATGACGTTCATAGGTGTTTAGGTCACCCCATTTTGGTAGTTGATTCATTGTGATTTGATTTAAAGGTTATCTGCAAAGCAGAATGCAAGACAAAGAATGATGATGATGATAGTTTGAATAGTTGACTTTTTCATGTGATTAAATTGTTTTTTTTTGTGATTGTTTTACAAATATAACACCTTTTTTCATATTACCAAACATTTTTTAATCTTTTTTAAAACTTTTTTTATCGTTTTTACAAACAAAAACCCCCAAAGTGGAAACTTCAGGGGTTCAAATCACAATTAAAACTTTCTAAATCATCAGTCTATGTCACTATTAAATAGCGTTTGGTGCATGGATTTTACTGAAAATTCAAGCATCTCAAAACAAAGTTTCTTTAATTCTTCCACCCTTTGGACCTCTTCCTTAGTCATTGGATTAGCTGATTCAAGCATAGTAAGTACATCAACTGAGGCAGATATGTACTCAGGATAACTATATCCTTCAGCCTCTTCAACATATTCAACCTCATCACCTTCTCCTAAAACAAGGTCCTGCTCCATAGTTAAAGGATTTTGCCTTTATGGATTCTTTTATTCCGCACTTGGTAATTTTGTCCATCAATATCTACAATGGCAAAACCATGATTGTATTTATTTGCAAGTGGTCTGTATTGCGGATTCAGTTCACATAGGCAACCAACTGACCAAGTAGTTACTATCTTCCCATCCATGTCAATCTCAGTATGCTCGCTGGTAGCATGGGAATGGCCTTGCATTGCACTAACTTTTCCACGCATATATAAACCTCTTGCTACGTTAACTGGAGAGAAAATACTGCCTCCAAATTCATGACCATGAATGATGCTTAAATCTCCTGCCTTAATTACTCTTTTATCTTTTATTATTTCAATTCCTTCTGACCTTGCTTTAAGTATATTGCTGAAATCAAATTCATCAATTCCAACAAGTTCATGTGCCTTCATCCACAAAAAATGCTCATACCTTTCACAATGGTTTCCCATCTTGTAATAAACTTGAGCATTGAATGTCTTGTTTAATATCTCCATTAATTCTTTAAATGCTTTCAGTTCATGTGCTACACTTCTTTTCTTAGGGTCTTTTATAAACTTTGATAAACCAAAAAAGTCTAATGTATCACCATTCAAAAGAATGGCATCAGGCTTTTCTCCTTTTGCAAAATCAAAAGTACAAGTCAATGCTTCTATATTATGGTAAGGAATATGAATGTCGGATAATACCAACAACCGCTTCGCTTTTAGGTCATAAGGTTGGTATATTGCCTCATCTGATTCAGGCAAGTTATATGGATTCTTGGGTCTTGTTGGCATTTCTTTTGTTATTATATGTGCGTTTTTCTTGCCCAGTTTATTCTCAATTGCTCTTAAAGTTGTTCTTGCTTGGTCAACTCCACTAAATAACAAAGGATTATCATTGTACATAATCCTTGCTAATTTTAGAGATGGCATCTCCCATCCAAACTTTTCCCGATATTCCCGAGCAACATCTGCCTTACTCATAAAATCACATATCCTTGAGCATCTACCTTCCCTGCATTCTTCAATGCTAACAATTTCCGTACTGATTTGCCTAATGACTTTTGAAAATGTGGAGCATCATAAAACTTCCAATCACCTCCCCATTCCCAACCATATTGCTTGAATATAGCAACAACCTCCATCCAATCCGCTTTGCCGTCACCATCAAGGTCTTTCTTCACATCCCATAAAGCAGAACCATCTTGAACCAAAACAATATCCAATGCTAACCCATAATTATGCATAGACAAACCCGATGGACTATTAGTTACTTTTGAACCTGGAGCAGTCCTTCCTTTTGCATATAATGCATCTTGCTCTGCAAAAGTCCTAAGGGTAGATGTAAACCTACAAAATGCCTTCCCAGTTAATGCCTTACATATCTCATCATATATCTCAGCAACCTCATCTCTCAACTTAGGATGCATTAACTTAATCCTATCTAAAGTTTTTTGGTCTACCATAATTTAGTTTTGATATAAAAATAAAGTCCAATCAATCCAAGCAATAAGAATATCCATAATTGCCTTCTTTTAGCTTTACCTTCCCATTCATTCAACTCATAAGCTAAACGGCTTGAATCGGTCTGTAATAACCTTATATGGGCATTGTCTACTATATAAGACTTCAATGTATCATGTATGGTTAAAGTCTTTACTATTGTCTTGGTTTTCCATTTTGTTGAGTAAACAGTATCATTGAAGATATAAGTATCTGTTAAGGTATCAACCTGGACTAAAGTATCTACATTAATAATAGTATCTGATTTAACAATAAAGGTAGTATCATTTGCACACCACCCTACTTTAACTACAATCTTTGCGACTTCCTCAAGTTTCTCTTGGTCACGCAAAACCTGCTTAACTGGGTTACAACCAATCAACAAAATAATTAAGAATAAGTATCTCATTTTTTAAATATTTTTTCAGCAGAAGTAAAGCCAAGAGAAGAACCGACTACAAAAGTAATTGCATAAATAGATGCATCAGTAGGCTTGGCAATGACTGTAACACATAACGACAAAGTGCCTATAAAGGCACATAGTCTTTTCATGCTCAATCTGTCATTCTCTAACGTAAAAAATTGCCTCATGCCTTCAATTCTTTGTAAAGCCTTACTGCATTATATACTATCGTTGAGATTCCTGCTAATATGGCAACGACTACACCAACCTCACTAAGTGCAATATCTGCCCAAAGTTTAATTAGTATAGTCGCTACACACATTCCAATGCTTCTACTATCCATTTTCTTCTTTCTGCTTTTGTAGTTCTTCTGCAATCTTTTGATTAATCTCTTGCAATTGTTTTTGCAGGTACTCAATCTGAGCCAAGCAATCATAAGCCATAGATTTCATTTCTACTAATGTCATAAATTACGATTTAATTGTTATTTCTTGTATCTGAAAATAAATAGCACCGTGGTTATCATTTTCAATTTCTGCTTCCGCTAATGCCTTAGAATCATATAAATGTGCATCTCCGAAATTAGGTGACCATCTATCCTCCATTGGCACATCGTGATTCTCTGTGTAGTATAGCATATTTGCTGACTGCCTGATAACGTATTTATATGTCAATGCCATATATTATAAGTTTGATTCAACATACATCCTATTTAATGCCAATATTTTTCCAGTTGTACCAGTTACAGATTGAATATGTGCTTGCATATACATAAAGTTTGTATTTGCAGGTAAGTTAGCACCCTCTACTGAATTTTTCAGAACTGCATTAGTTACTGCGTTTCGTAACTCAAAATTAACCACAGTATCATTTGGTTTACAATACATATAAAAATCGTAAATAGTAGTTGTGTTTGATGCAACCGTAGTATCAATTTTAGTTGATGTAGTAGTGTTCCTAACCATAAATTGAAAGTTGGTATCACCACTATCTAATCCAATTCCTAATGTATCATTCAATGTAGATGGTTGAGCATTAAGTGTCGCATTGTTAGCACTCAGTCCAACAAATAATCTATATGTTCCACTTGTCGCTTCTAAGGCAAATCTTGCAAAAAAGAAAAATCCACCAAGTCCTGCCGAACTACCTCTCCAAGCATTTGTTGCAGATGATTGAATACCAGATGCTCCAGTAGCAGTTGTACCAGTAGTAAACGTAGCACGATTCATTGATTGAATTGCACTAAGATTATTCTTTGTCGGTGTCGCTTGTGCTGCACCCGTTCCATTGTTCCTTGCGGTATAAGATGTACCCCAGTTGATGGCAAGAGTTGTACCCGTACCTGCCAACCACATATAAGTGGTGGAGTTAAAAAGTGCAGGTTGGAAGTCAAAATGGTTTCCATCACTATCAATAGACCCAACAAGCCGTCTTTCTGCCATTGCATCTGTGAAAATCTTAGTCCTTCCTACTGCTGGTGATGTAGGGAATCCTGCATCTACTAATGCCAAGTCACCACCATCTATCTCAACATTGGCTGCTCCTGCAAATGCCCCTGCATTATTATACTGCACCTCACCCGTTGTACCACCTGGAGAGCCACCACCACCACTAACAGTTGCCCAAGTATTATCACCTCTAAGGTAGGTTGTGGATGATGGAGTACCAGTTGCTGATAGGTTTGCAATGTCAATCACACCATTATCAATTGTCCAAGTTGCTCCGCTTCCACTTACTGTGATGTCACCTTTATCTCCATCAGCTACTGATGCTGTGACAGTACCCCATGACAATACGCTTCCATCAGTTGTGAGGTACTTACCATTATTGCCAGTCTGAGAAGGGAACGCAGTAACAAAAGTGTACGCATCATCCCAATTAGACTGCTTAACAGTTGTAGGCAATGCATACCCTGCTGAGAAAGTCAAAGCAAGTGTACCACTTGTGGTGATGGGGTTGCCGCTAATAGCAAAGCCAGTAGGCACACTCATGTTGACTGAGGTGACAGTACCACCTCCACCACCACCTGCCCAAGTTCTATCTTGAGAAAGGTCATAGGTTACTCCACCGATAGTTAAGGTTGTGGTTGTAGGTACTGCATTAAGTACCCCCGTTCCCGTTAAAATGTCAATAGCTGCCATTAAAGGATAGTCAAATTAAGTTGGCTTGCCACCCAATTGTAAATCCACTCATTGATAACCATTGCAGGCTGATTTCCCCAATCAATATAATCCTGCCCCTGGATGGTGCAGTTTCCTTGTGCCACCGCTTCCCCTACTGATTCAACACCTTCAGCATCTACGTTCATTGTGAACATCTGCCAATAGTTGGTAGCACTTGATTCGTAGTTGTCATTAATGCCAGTCACTTGAAGATATTGTGCTTCTTTGCTTGTTCCGTTTACCCATACATTGACAGGTGAGATTTGCTTTGCCATATTTATTTTGTTTTTAAATTGATGTTATTGTTTCCCATGCACTACCTGAATATACGCATAGTTTTGCTAATGTTGTGTCAAATACCATAAGACCAGCCGCAGGTGTAGCAATTGCGTTCTTCTGCGTTGTTGTCATCCGAGGAGGGAGAAAGCCTTTGGTGGTGGATGATACCTCAAGCAATGCAGATGCATTATAAGATGCACTAAATGCCCCTATATTTATTTTACCATTGCTTGTCTGCATTAATCCATCTAAACCATTTCCTGAAGCCCAAATACTAGAATAAATTGTTGCACTTGATTTTCCAACAATTACTGTACCATAAGCAGAATCACTATAAATTCCATCAGATGCTGCCCCATATCCTAATTTAACACCACCAGCAAGAACTTGTCCTAATATATCTATTTGGTTATTTTTTATACCTAATTTTATAGAAAGTCCGCCATTTGTTATTGTTGCATCATAAGCACTTCCAGTTTTTCCTAATATTGTTATCCCATTAGTTGCATCAGTATATACAGAGCCACCAATTGCTCCACTACTTCCATTTATAACTATTGCCCCACTCACTCTCGCAGTCCCGTTGACATCAAGTTTATAGCCTGCGTCCGTTCCAGTATTTATCCCAATATTATTTGTTGCTCCAAATATTCTTAATGAATTTGTTATTGAACCGAATGTCTGACCAAGTATAAAATCACCCGTATTGTCAGATGTTAGATTCCAAACTCTACCATTTGCAGCAGTACTAACGAGCAGGAAACGCATAACATTTGTTGCGTTAAATTGAACAGTATTAACATTGGTTCCTTGTACTTGTAATTTTGCACTATTACCTAAGTCTGCATCACCGCCAATTCGTACACCAACAGAACCTAATACTACATTAGATACTGATTGTCCAATAAAAATATTATCCTGATTATATGGACTTATATCTACTGAAGCAGATGGACCTGCTGACCTTGATAATCTTAAAATACCATATTGACTTCTTCCTCCTATTGCAGTAGTGCTGCCTATTTCCAAATATGGTTGGTCAATACTACCTTGTGCATTAACGAGAAATTTAAACCTATCTGAAAAACTTAGAGTGTTTGTTCCAAGAGTTACAGACCTATTCCCCGCCAATGTCCCATCTCCACTATAAATCGTAGTTCCTCCACCGCTTACAGTCCATGCCCTATCCGCACTCAAATCATAAGCAGTACCATTGATGGTTAGAGTGCGTGTGGTTGGAACTGGAGTGTAGCCTAATGCAGTTGCGATTGTTTTGTTCTTCCAAAGTGAGGTAGATGATTCGTAGATTAGTGCATCATTGTTGGAAGGTGATGTAATATAAACATTATGAAGCTCATCCAACTCCCATCCGTTCATCACCTTTACATATATCTTACCATTATTGATGTGTGCATACTCAACATAACCAACTACTACAATATGACCAGTTGCACCCGTAGGTTTGATATTAGTAAGCCTTCCTGCCGTAGTAGGTGAAAGATAAATAACATCTCCATCTGCCCATGTTTCTCCTTGAAGTGAGCCAGTTGTATTGATTCCTTCAAGGTTACCAACAGTCATTATAAACCCTTCCTGATTGGTTGCTATTGTCTCAGTTACCAATCCAATTGTATCAGCACTATTCGCATCGTTATTCGCTTGAGCAAGTGCCACCGCTAACCTCTGCCCTTGAGCACCACTTATCTTCACCGCTTGGTATGCTGCCTTAGTTAGTGTAGTATTAGGTGAAACTTTATTCACTACCCTTGCAACCAAGTCAACACCATTCTTTAATATTACATTACCACCCTTTAAAGTTGTTTCGCTGATACCTATTGAATCATTCCATCTTGTAGTACCTACTGATGCAGTACCCGTTGGAGTTGTATCTAAAGTTACTTGCCCTGCTGACAATGCAAACTCCCCAAGATTAACATCTCCAGTTGCACCACTATAAGGAACACCACCACCATCTAATGCCCAATATGTATCGTAATTAGTTGCACTTGCTTTCTTCAATACCTGACCCGTAGAACCTCCACTTGGTACACCTATACCTGCTGCACCTGCTGGTCCTTGTGGACCTGCTGCATTACTAACGTTTACCGTTATGTCTTCACTTGATTCTGTAACAATTACTAAATCATTTTGTACGTTTACATCAATGCTCATCTCTTATGGTTTTGTTACATCATCATAAACAATAAAATCACCTTCAAGGTATGTCTTCACAGTAGTATCTGCAAAGGTTACCTGCATATCCCAAACATAATTACCCTTAGCAATGTCAACCAATTTCTTAACTGTGATTTGGTTGTTATTTACACCTCCAAGAGTTATACCGCTTCCATTGGTTAAAGTCAAAGCAAGTACACCCCCACATCCTTTGCGGACCTGAATATAAACAGTTGACCCTATTACATTTATCGGTGTAGTATCTGCAAGAAGAGTGAATACTTGCTGCCAAGTATCATTCCTCCACATTTGTATATCTAACTTCCCAGGTCTAAAATCTGATGCCATTTCTTTTCTTTTAAATAGATTTATTAAGGATAAGTGTAGTCTGTTGGAACTTCACACCTATTTTGCAAATATGGTAAATCAAGTGAGATAGTTGCACTAACACCTGCCAAGTATTCAGGAGTATCTTCTGTGAAAAAATCAATACTAACAGAATCCTGCATAATAAAATCAAAATTGTTATAGTGCAGTTGTGCGATAATATCTTGAGCAGTTAACAACTGGTCAGACAAAACCTCTTGCTCGTTTGATTGTTCAGGAAGTACCCTATCACAAAAAAACAATGTGAAGTTCAATGTTGAAGTCTTGCCATTGATAGATGCCCCAGTCAAGTCAAAGAATAAAGCAGGATAGACATTGTCTGAACCCTTACTCAAGAAATCAAAAGCCGTTCCGTAGAATGTTGTTTTGATTTGTTGGTGTGCATTTCCCAAGTCCTCTATTACTTTTATCGTTTTGTTTAGGGTCATTCTTTTTTACTTTTTCAAGATAGACTTTCAGCTTCTCTTGGTTCTTTTTTGAATATGTTTTATTCGCCACAGCAACGATTTATATTACCTTGATATTTTTCTTCAAAAGTTTTATATCTCTCGCAGTCATAATCTCCAAGCCAAATGGTAGTAGTGTAGGCATCATTGTCAGGAACAATGGTATCTACTCCAGTACCTGGGTTGATATACTCAGGATATTTAGCACTTGCTTGTGATTCTTGCTTCAAGAATTTGATAAGCCTTTGCTTGTAGAACTCTGCCCTTGCTGAATACCTATTCGCTACATCTGCTAAATCTGATGCACTCGGTTCTGTTTGGTTATCTCCCGTTTTCCTTACTACCCCTTTGTTATAGAATTGATAAGAAAGTGCCATAGGCAGTTCACTCATCACATAATAAACCAAGCAAGGTGTTATGTAGGTATTTAGCAAGGTTTCCTCATCACAAGTCAAATCTCCTAACTCAATACCATTTTGCAACCTCTCATAAAGTGCAGTTCCAAGTGCAGGAAGAATGTATGCATCTTGAGCATACAATATGTCAGGGAATACCAACTTAGGGTCTACGTTTACATGAAGTCCCGTTCTGTCTTTTATCGTATCTACCGAAATGAAAAGTATATTTCTGCTCATTTTATTTCTTTTTAATCACAACATTTCGCCTCCACTCGTGACGGCATGAAGGTGAATCTCCCCACCAACCACCGCCTCTATCAAATACGGAATAACCAAGTCTTGCACTCAGCATCTCTATTCCTTTTCTTGTCCAAAGTTTATCTTCTGCAATCAACTTCCTACAAAACTGTCTTGAAGGATGGGCAGCAGTATCACGTTGAGAAGATGGTACAATTGGTTTCCACTCATAAGAATATCTAACATCAAAGGTTGTAACCTCCATATCATCAACCAACTTGCTCAAAGGTTTGGTAAGTTTCCTTTCCTCAATCTTTGGATTATAATTGATAGCACCTGATTCAACTAAGTAACTCAATCTTCCTTGTACCACATCCCTACTTTTCTTTGTTGCACCTGCAATGTCATAAATGCTTATTTTTGGGTCTTTATCTATCAAGGCAAGGATTTGCTTGTCCAATGCTTTATCTATCAAGGAATCATCTGCAAATGCCTCTCTTGCACTAAATACCGCCTTTGAGTGAAGTATCTTATAATTACTTTTAGGTTCACCACATTCAGAAAACATACCTATAACTGTGTCCTCATCAAGTGCAGAAAATTGAAAGTCATCTGTACTTGGGTCATCATCTATCCCAAGCATTGCGTTAATCTCAGAATCTTGCATTCCAAGACCTGCTTTGAGCATAGTGGTTGCAATCTCTTTGGTAATCTTACCTTGAGAGAATTGCCTAATTACTCGCATCAATTGCTGATATTGTCTACCACTTAGGTTCTTCAAGTTATCATTTACAGTAGTTTCACTATTCATTCCATCAGCACCAACTGTTGCATTATTTGCAACCACTGGAGATTCACCTCCAACAA